TTTATTATCCTAACGCTATTGCTAAAGCTGTAGCCTCGTCTGCTGCTAACGCTGCTGTTGTTGCACCTATATCACTTAATACTTCACTAGCACTTCTGCCTTCTATGCTTGTACCATCGACTCTTAAAAAATCATTATCTGCTATGCCACTTGTTGCTACTAATACATTACCATTAGATATACCAGTTGATAAAGTAGCTGTTGTAGTAATTGCAGTGCCGTTTAATGTCATGGCATCTGCTTCTAATGTACCATCAAAGTCACCATCTACGGCATCTATATTACCTTTAAAGATTGTAGCTGTTACTGTACCAGTACTTGGATTATATGCAAAGTCACCATCAGATTCTAACCCTACATTTCCAGTAGCAGAAGCATCTTCAATGAAAGGTATTAAGTTTTCTTCATTTGTACTCTCATTATCTGCAACGCTTACATGATTTGCATTTGTAGCCGTAGTAACTGTTGTGCCTGCAATAACTGTAGCTAAAGCAGTTCCACCAACAGTAATAGCGTCAGCTTCTAATGTTCCGTCAAAATCTCCATCCACTGCGTCAATATTGCCTTTGAATATTGTAGCCGTTATAGTTCCAGAACTAGGATTATAAGTAAGATTTCCATCCATCTCCAATCCTACATTACCAGTACTTGATGTTGCATCTTCTACAAATGTAATTAAGTTTTCTTCGCTTGTGCTTTCATTATCTGTAACCAAAACATGAGAAGAGTTTGTTGCATTAGTTACTGTAACACCTGCGATAACAGTATTTAATGCTGTACCATTAACCGTGATTGCATCTGCTTCCAGTGTTCCATCAATATCAACGTCACCAGAAATATCTAAGTTTGTAAATACTGATGTACCTGTTGCTGTAACAGTTCCACCCACCGATGCGTTTCCACTTGCATCTAACACTATTGTTTTTGTCGCAGGTAAAGTACAGAACAGTGTTCTTGTGCCAGACGACCAACTTACTGCATTGTTTGAATTAGAACTAGATATGACTGTCGTTCTAGCTAGTGTAGTTCCAGAAGATGTAAATGTACCCAAGCCAACTTCAAAGTCTGTACCATCAGTACAACAATAATATGTTGTATCAGAATTACTTAAATTAGCGGTAAAGGTTTCAAAACCTGCGACTGCACCGCCTAAAGTATATGTTCCAGTGCCAGTTGTAGTCGTGGTTTCCTTTACTCTGTCTGATATTACTAATGCCATTATTTCAACTCTATAGTAAGATTCCCTGCATTAATTCTAAATATATCGCCAGAAGCTATAACCTTACTAGCATCCAAAGCTCCTACAAATAATATATTACCACTACTTGAAGCATCTGCAACAATCACATGTGTTATTGTATTGTTTGTTCCACCTGATGCTGGAAACTCAATATTCGCTGCATTGGTTGCAGTTTGTGTGTCTGTTGAGTCTGCACCTATTGTAGTCCAATTTGATGCTGTAACTTGTTGTCTTGCGTAGTTTGTAAAGTTTGCCTCTGTGACAGAACCTGTTTCTGCGGCACTTACTGCTGTTGCAAGTCCTACATAGATACTATCTCCAGGGGATGAAAAACTAAGAGAGTTATTCTTGAATATATAATGTAATATTCTTCTCTCTAGATAATTGGTTGATGCGTTTGCTGTTGCCATTTTATACTCCTATGTTCTTGGTCTTGATGGCAGACCAACTCTGTATCCGTCTGTGTTTTCTCTTGCTTCACCTAAATCTTTTACTCTTTCTAGATACTGCATATACAATTTATCATAGTTTTGTATAACATCTGGCTCACCTTTCATAAAAGTATAAGCCTCTACAAGAGAACCATAAAGCAAGGCAAACGGTGCATTTGTACTAACCCAAGTTGTACCACTGTCGGCACCTGCGGTCAAACTAGTGGGTCTGTAGAAATAGTGTAATTCTATAGTATAATTACTATCTGGTGTAGGTGCTAAAATAAAATTACTTTCGTCAAATCGTGCAAAGTATTTTGGTAGTCCCGTTGTAGAAGAAGCTGGAGTATATTCTCTTAAAAAGTTTACATCTTTCTGAAGTAAAAAACTTTCTGATCCAGATGTTGTTATCTGTAATGAGAAGGATGCTAAATAGTCAGTTGGTATAGTTAAGAATTGATCTGATGATGTTAACGCACTTGTTACATTTTTTCTAAAATAATCTAAATCAACACTTTTTAAAATTTTTTCTTCGGCTGCTTTTATAAAGGTTGGTAAATGAGTAACAAAAGTAGTCTCACTATTATCAGTGTAATCTTGAATTGCTGTCTTTAATGTTGCTAATGTAAAACTCATTTATGTCCCCAATGTAACTGGGCCAGCAGTAATTCTACCACCACCACCTTTTACTCCACTTGTTGCCGTACCACTACTAGCAGAAAAACTATATCTATCGTCATCAACCTTAGTTATTGTATAGCCACTTGCACTTTCAAGTATAGCTTTTGTAAATCCATCAAAGCTAGATACATTTCTAAATCTAACAGTATCACTTGTTGATCTACCATGAGATGGTTCCAACACTGTTATTACTGCACTACTAGCCGTACTAGTAAATGGATTCAAACCAAGAAGATTCTCT